TGCAAACTTCCTCAGAAGATACAATATCACATACGAAGACTTCGGAGAAGCACTTCGACTGGTGAACCTTGGCCACTCGGCTAACAACGAAGCAGGCTGTGCCGCTTGGGCACTAAACAATGCAATCTTTGAGGCAGCTCAGATTGCAAGAGAAAACAATATGGTAAGGGCGTTCGCTATTGCACCCACTGCCAGTTGCAGCTATCGCAGTAAAGACCTAGACGGCTTTACATGCACACCCGAGATAGCACCACCAATAGCAAAGAAGGTTGACAGAGACTCTGGCGAGTTCGGAGTAGAAAGAGTCAACTATGGCGACGTTGAGATTGCAAGTGAAGTAGGATGGGACGCATACAAGCGTGTAGCAGACGAAATCATGAAGATGCTCGATAGGACAGGATTGCTTCATGGCTACAGCTTCAACAGCTGGAGCGACATGATTAGATATGATGAAGCATTTATAGAGGAGTGGCTAGGAAGTCCACAGACCTCTTTGTACTATTCATTACAAGTTATGGGTGATGTTCAAGATAAGTCTGACGCTTATGCAGCACTTGGAGACACTGACATACAGGATTATTTGGATGGTATTCTTGATAACAAAATCGAATGTGACTGCCAACAATGAACCCTTATACAAAATTATTAGAAAGAAAAAGAACATGGACTCCCGTAAAACCCACCAAAGGGGAGGTAAGATCTGGTGCTGAAGAAACCATCAAGCGTGCTCTCGCAATACGTCATATGGAGCTACCAGTTGGAGAATTTATTTCACAAGGCTTGGAGAAAGAAGTCCCGCAAGCAGCGAGGACACTTCTTGAGTCAAACGTTAAAGATGAGATTAAGCATGATCTCGCTCTGGGCTTCATTGTTGAATCCCATGGGGCTGATCCCATTGCTGAAATGGAGGCGATACGATTAAGAGATGCTTGGATACAACACCCTGACCATACTATCACAAAGGCACTCGTTGCAGAGCGAGCTATATTCTTTGTTCTATTGCCTATGTTTCGCTTTCTTGGTGACGCTGCTCTCAGAACAGTATCAGCTGATATATCCAGAGATGAACAAATTCACGTGGCAACAAATAGTCTCGTATGTCGTGAGCTTGGTCTTGTTCCTAGCAATTCTTTGGATAAGCTTAGGAAGGCAACTATATCTTGGGTACTACAACCCCTAAAAACTTCACCGGACAAACACCTAGACAAAACATTCTGGCTGGATGCGAGCGACCGGCTGATGTATGAAGGCAAAGCACCACAGTTTGCCGACACAAAAGCAGCTCGCATGCCAGCGTTCTTTGAACATGCAAACACCAACCTCCCTCAATACGCTTAGTTTCCATTCAGAGAAACTCGAGAAGCTTGTCGAGGATTTGGAATCCAAGTTCGCTTGGTATCCCGTCCACCCCAAGGAGGATATAGCCTCCATTATGTATCGTTCCGGACAATGGGAAGTGGTACAATATGTAAAATCTATTTTAAACGAATAACATGTGTTTTTTTAGAAGGCCCGCACCAGCGCCTGTATCAACACCAGCACCTATACAACCTAGACAGCCTGACTTAGTAGCAGCTTCTAGACTACCTAGTAGAAGAGAATTATTAGACCCAGATGATACAGCAGGCGTTGAGTATGGCACATCATCAAAGAAAGATGACACACGTGGAGCGGCTAAGAGAACAGGTACAGACGCTCTTAAAATCAATATCAACACCGGTGGCGGTGGCGAAGGCTCTGGAGGACTAAATGTATAAGGCAAGGGAAAGATACTCAATGCTATCGTCAGGCAGAACACAGTTTCTAGACATGGCAGTTGAGTGCTCTGAACTTACCTTACCATATCTTGTCACTAGAGATGACAACTCTACAGGCAAGCGGCAGCTATTGCAACCCTATCAATCAGTTGGAGCCAAAGCAGTGGTAACACTTGCAGCAAAACTAATGCTAGCAATACTACCACCACAGACAGCTTTCTTCAAACTGCAAGTTAGGGATGACAAGCTAGGCGAAACGCTTGACCCTATGATGCGGAGTGAGTTAGACTTATCATTCTCAAAGATAGAGAGATTGATTATGGATTACATAGCTGCATCAAGCGATCGAGTTGTAGTTCACCAAGCCTTGAAACACCTTATCGTATCTGGCAATGCCCTTATATTTATGGCCAAGGATGGTCTAAAACACTATCCTCTAAACAGATACGTTGTAGAAAGAGATGGCAACGGTAACGTTATAGAGATCGTTACAAAAGAATTAGTTAGTAGAAAAGTATTGGGTATATCACCCCCACCTACTGACAGCCCGAATGGGGAATATGGTGATACAGAAGACGACGCTGAGGTATACACCTGTGTTAAGATGGATGAGAGCAGCGGTAGCTGGAGATGGCATCAAGAAGTGGACGACATGATCCTAGAAGGTAGCCAGAGCACAGCACCGAAGAACGCCTCACCATGGTTAGTGCTTCGATTCAACACAGTAGACGGAGAGGACTACGGACGTGGTAGAGTAGAAGAGTTCATCGGGGATCTAAGGAGTCTCGATGGGTTATCTCAAGCTCTGGTAGAAGGTGCGAGTGTAGCAAGTAAAGTTATCTTTCTTGTCTCACCATCAGCTACAACCAAGCCGGGCACTCTTGCCAAAGCTGGTAACGGAGCTATCATACAGGGTAGACCAGAAGATGTAGGAGTCGTGCAAGTCGGTAAGACAGCAGACTTTGCTACAGCTGCACAGCTAGCAGCAACTATAGAGAGAAGAATACTCGAAGCTTTCTTGGTTATGAATATCAGGAACGCAGAAAGAGTTACAGCTGAAGAGGTACGCCTTACACAGCTAGAGCTAGAACAATCCCTCGGTGGACTATTCAGCTTGTTAACGGTAGAGTTCTTAGTGCCCTACCTCAACAGAACTCTGTTAATATTACAGAGGACAAACCAGATACCAAGACTACCAAAAGATGTCGTTAGACCTAAGATAGTTGCTGGTATCAATAGTCTAGGTAGAGGACAGGACAACGAATCCTTGACTAGATTTATACAAACAGTTGCACAAACACTTGGGCCAGAGGCTCTGGTAAAATATATAGATCCAAGTGAAGCTATCAAACGATTAGCAGCAGCACAAGGTATTGATGTGCTCAATCTTGTACGTACATCCGATCAGCTACAACAGCTTAAGGATGAGTTACAAGCAGATACAGCTAACAAGTCACTTGTTGATCAAGCCGGTCAGCTTGCTGGTACACCGTTGATGGATCCAACAAAGAATCCTGAGTTGGCAGAACAAGCAGCAGCTGTATTGAGTAACTTACAACCACCACAAGAGTAAATGTCAGAAACACTATCATACCAAGAGCCACAGAATGTAACAACTGTAGATAATCTAACACCAGAAGAGCAAGACTCTCTAGCTGTTGGTGAGTCTATATCTCAACAAGAAGAGCAAGTCTATGCTGGTAAGTATAAGAGTGCTCAAGAGTTAGAGAAAGCTTACATAGAGTTACAGGCTAAACTTGGAGAGAAGAAAGAAGAAACAGAAACAGCTAGTGCAGAGGAGCAGCCCGAAGACACACCTAAGATGTCTGAGGGTGCTACTCTTATTACTGATGCTAGCAAAGAGTACTACGATAACGGTAACAAGTTATCCCCTGAGACTATGGCTAAGTTCTCTTCTATGTCAAGCCAAGATTTACTAAAGGCTTACATGGAGGTATCAGAAAACCCAGAGTTTCAAGCACAGCAAGGTCAGCCACCAGCTGAGATTACTACATCCCAGATAAATGAGATCAAGAACTCAGCAGGCGGCGAGCAGAAGTATGCTCAAATCATAAATTGGGCCAAATCAAACCTATCAGAACAAAAGATTACTGCGTTTGATGAAGTTGTAAATACAGGCAGTGTGCAGGCGATACAGCTTGCAGTGTCTGGACTTAAAGCAGAGTATGATAACGCAAACGGAGTAGAAGGTAGAATGGTAACAGGCAAGACAGCCCCCAATAGCGGTGACGTTTTCCGCAGTCAGCAAGAGCTAGTCGCAGCGATGAATGATCCTCGCTATGACAGAGATCCAGCTTACAGACAAGACGTAATACAAAAACTAGACAGATCAGACTTGGAGTTTTAACTATGCCCGGACATTACGGTGGCGGCAAAATGCCAGCCAAAAAGAAAAAGATGACAGCAGCAGAAAAGAAAAAGATGCTTGCTAAACTCAAGAAAAAGAAAAAGTAATGAAGAAAAAAGGAAAGAAGAAACCTACTTCTGACCCACGTTCTCCGCTTGACGAGTTCAAGCCAGAGAAAAAGGAATACATTAGACAGCTCCCAATACCGGGGCTGATCTATCCTTTAGCAAAGAACAACAAGAAGAAGAGAGATGTCTTCAAAGAAAACAACGGAAACCCAGTATAACAATGACACACCACAACCACGAAAATCAGAAATGGCATCCAGCAGAGGAGCTTAACGGAAGACTAGCTATGATAGGTATAGTTGCAGCTCTACTCAACTACGCTTGGACAGGGCAAATCATACCCGGTATTTGGTAATGCCTAAGCCAGCTGGTAAGAAGAAGTATTCTGCCGGTCAAATGAAGATCGCCAGAGTAGCACCACCCCGAGATAAGATCACAGGAGCTGACTTCAAGAAACTTAGAAATGGCAAAAAGAAAACGAAAGGGAGTAAGCCTGTCTCTCGGAAGAGGTGAGAAGAGTCGCAAAGGCGGCTTGACAGCGAAGGGAAGAGCCAAGTACAATCGTGCCACTGGCTCTAATCTCAAAGCTCCACAGCCCGGAGGAGGGGCTAGAAAGAGGTCATTTTGTGCTCGCATGTCTGGCATGAAAGGCCCACTCAAAAAACCAAACGGCAAGCCTACACGAAAGGCACTTGCCTTACGCAGATGGAAATGCTAATGGCTAGAACTTATAGAATGAAAGACAATGATCCTGACGATACTGAGTTCAGAGATCGTATGGGCAATAAAACTGCTATGGGTATCAGCCCAAGAAACCTAAAGAACCTCATCAAAAGATTAAAGATGGATGACTTTACTGGTGGATCTAAGCTTGATGATATAATTAAGCAGCAGCGAAAGCAAAAGAAAA